AAGCCATGAGAATACCGCCCAGTTTTGCGAGAACCCCGCCACCGATACCATCAGCGCGAGAATAAGTGTGATTGTGTTTTTCATATTGGTTTATCTTTGGTTCAAAAGTAAACGGGTTTCGAGTTCTCTCTGCAATGCGTCCAAAAAATCCTGTCCGCGCTGATCTAATGCGTCCTCTATTGCGTCGCGGTAGTATCTGAGTGGTGGAATACCTCTACGGCCTATGCTTGCCGAAATCGCCCATGCCGCCCTTCTCAATCCTTCCTCTGTCTGCTTCACAAATCCACCGCCCTTTGCCCTAAGTTTAATCGGCTTGGCCTTCATCCATCGAATGATTGGTTCAACAGGTGGCTGTTTGCTGCCGGGCTTGCGTCCAAATTCAACGATGTCCGCGTATTGCTGCGTCTCGGTGCTGTTGGTCGTGAAATCAATCGTCGGTTTGTTGTACCGAATCCTGAGTTTATACGTGAGCGAATCTTTCAGCCTTCCCGATGCCACCGCCCGACGCTTGCGACCGTTCACCGTTCGTGTTGCTCCGAGGTTACGCATGGCCCTTTCGACTACATCTGTCCCGAAGTCGTTTAGCATTTTCTCTATTTCGGTTGGTTCAGCCATTATTGGGTGCGTTCGATTATGAAGGCAATGGATTTAATAGTGGCTGATGCCGCTGCCGCAGGATTGTTTACGGCTTTAATTGATATTAGGTCTCCGGCTGCGACCGAAACAGAGTTCACAAGGTCTGAGCGTACTGCCGCTGCCCCTCCTGCCGGAACTGTCAGAGTAACAGATGTATCCGCTCCATTCTTCCGGATGGTGAATACAAGCGATCCGGTTGCGCTTTGTGTAGTGGTGGTCTGAACAAACAGATTTTTGAGCGTTCCGGAGAATGGTATAACGGCCTGACGGTTGGTTTCCGTCGTATTATCCGTTACCTGTCCAGCATAAGGGTTGTAATAAGTGGTCGTTGCTGCCGTCACCGTGTCACCGTTGGTATCAATGCAGAATGAGACGGTGTCAACTATCCCCAAATCAGACCGCAGTTCAGCCGCTGTTCGTGCCGTCACCGTGTTATCCGCATTTACCCTGAGGAATGTGATAGCTGACGGGTTCGGTAGTTTAACGAGATTCTGACCAACGGTTGTACTATCGCTGATCTGCGAAACCGTGTGCGTGTGCGAGGTTGCCGCCTTGCCATCCAAAGCAGTTTGCAGTCCTGTAATGTCCGCAATACCTGCATCTTCTCCGAGCGTCACAAGTCCGTCCGCGTCGTATGTGATCTTCGTCTTCGTTGCTCCTGTGATAGCAGCATTACGCGGCATCAGTTCGCAGGTTTCGTTCGGGAAAGTGTAGACGCGATCCGCTGAATTGGTGGAAGTCTTCAGGGTTGTCTTATAGTTTCCGTCGTTCTTCCACTTTATATCGCCATTGGTGTCAGCCCATACCGCTGTTGATTGCCCGGTGGCGGTTGCGTCTGCCGATTGGTGTTTAAGATTGACATGACCACCGCCAGCAGTTCCCGTTACGTTTACCGATTCAGAATTGATCGAGTTCGCCCCTAGATCAACATCCGCAGTCGCTCCGGTGTAAGGAACTTTTGTATCAAGCGCCTCCTTAACTATCTTACTGTTCGGGTACTTGGTTGTACTCGTGTCAATGACGGTAGTTTCAAGATTGCTTTTAAGCTGGTAGCTAGGTGCTGCCGCTTCGAGCGCATTCACATCCGATTGAAGTTGCACGATCTCAGCGCACTCCTTTACATCGTTGCAGTCGAATCCACCACCACCACCGCCTCCGCTTTCTTCGAGGGCTGTGATCCTTTCTTCATGGTCTTGAATAACAGTGCAATTCACTAGGGTTTCGCAGGTCAATCCACCGCCCGATCCTGAGCCGCCCGATCCACCCGAACCGCTGCCGCCTACTGAGTAACCCGCAGGTATATCGCAAGCGTTCCAATCCCAAGGCACAACCAAAGTAACTTGAAGCGTCACCCCTGAGAATGTATGCGGCCCTTCTTCGATGAAGGGTTCAATGTTCGCCTGTCCCTGAATCTCGGTTTCAATCCCGAATAAGGTGTGGCCGTTTAGGATCTCCGCAAGCAAGTCTTCCGCTAGGCGTTGGCAGTCGCTGATAACCTCCTTCTGATATTCGGCCTTATTCTCCTTGTCGCGTGGTACGTCTCCGAAGATTATGTCAAACGAATAGGCGCGGATTCCGGTGTCCACTGTGATATTGACCGGAACGACGTGCATGAATGGGTAGTGATCGTCCTTCCCGATGTGCGCGATGTCGTATTGACCGTGAGTAAAATGCTGAATGAGATAGTGACCCTCGGCAAATGCCCTGAGCCGTTCTATCATCACCATGTATGAGGGTTGGTTAACCATTTGCTTTTTTCATTATTCGATCAATTTCCTTTTTTTCTACCGCTCTGAACACCTTCATATAACTCATGTGAGTAAAGGCCTCTGCCGCTGGTCTGCGAAGCACGTCCAGATGCTTTGTGAAGTCGTTTCCGGCCAATACTTCAATAATGTGATACCATCCAAACTGACCTAACTCCGTGCTTCCTTCATCGCCTCCTCCAGTTTCCTCTGTAAATATTGCAGAGAACTGTTTCCTAATTCTTCCCCGATAGTCGAAAAAAAAACCAGCGCGCCATTCACGGCACTTAGCGGCATCTCCTTCACGTATTCAATGTACTCCGGCACGGTGTCCGGATCGTATTCTTTGAGTTTGTAGAACTTACCGACCCGTTCTTTAATCGGTCGGTACATTACAGCCATCAGATTGGGTAAGTGCTGATAGCCGATTAACTCACCCTCTTCATTCCAAATCTGCCCCGCGAAGGTTTCAAGCTCTATGTGTTCGGCAAGTGTCATCACATTCAAGTCAGGCATGAAGGCGAGTAGCTGCCCGTCTATTCGGATCTCCCGCATTAACTTATTGCCTCCGGTGTTGCATGATACCTCGAATGTGTCAAGTATCTGCTGAACCGTTGCCGTCTGCCACTTGCTCACTACATCCTTTGACTTGCCTGTGATCGCCATGATCTTATGCAAATCATTGGGCGAAGTCTTGAACTTGATGAACTGACTGAGTGTAATCGCGTCCGCGTTCTTGGGTATGTTAACGGTTACTGCCATTGCTGTATAGATAACGGTTTAATCAAATGTTTTCACCCACGATAATTTGAATCGGGGCTTCCTGATCTCCTGCGTGGGTAATTCGCGCCTGTTTTGGTTTGAAGTATTCAATGGCCCTGAGGAATAGTTCGCAGCCTTTTTCCTGCTGTTCGGGGTCTTCGCTGTCCATCATATTCCCTAGTATCTGATTGAACCTTCCTGCGTGGCTGTCAATGATCGCTTCTTTGAGGTCTTCCCATGCAGAGGTGCGGTAGTTCGGCACTCCCTTTGGTCTTCCACCCTGTCCTTTTTTAAACTTAGCCATTTTTTTACCTCCTATTCTTGAAATTCTAGTTAGGCCTGCTCTCAGGTAAAACAAAGTTTTCACACTTATTATGCAAGCGGTTTTTATTCTTGTATTCCTATTCTTCGTCCTGAAACAGCGTTTTGAGTTCCTTTAATACCGATGCCACACACGATGAACAGAAGGAAACCTCCTGCGGTATGCCCGTGAGTTTGCCCTTCCATTTGTAGAGTTTACGCACCTGATCTGAATCTAGTTTGGCCGCGCCTCCGATTGAAGTCACGAACTCCCTTAGTTCTTGCATATCCTCATCGCTCATCAGGTGTTTGCCCCACTTACCCGCAGGGCATTCGCTTGTGAGTAGTTTGGTCTTCACTTTCATAACGCAGCCGCAAAGCCGGATTTTCTTCCGGTAGTGGGTGACGGTGTTTTCTTTTGCGTCCGCTTCTACAGTATTTCCTAGAATGAGTGTGCCGCAGCTTCCTGTCTCAGGCTTGAACCACTTACACGAGCGGCATATCTTCATCCTCTGCGCTGCCACTTGGGGTTGAACGGTGAACATATCTTTTGAGTTTATTTATTGAGTTTTCGAGTAGTTTGTATAACTGCTTTTTTTCGATCCCGGTTTCATCACTTAGCTTCTGATAGTCGAAGTCCGGTAAAGCATAAAGCCGGATTAATGCGCGTTCGTGCGGTCTCATTCGCGAAATGATCCCGTCTAAGGACTCGTTAATCATCCGCGCTCCTAGCCAAGTGGGTTCGGGTTCGCGTTCATGCTGGGTTGAATCACTACACCAATTCTGAGAGTAGGATAGGTATAAAACCCCGTAACGACTACTGGTGTCAAAGCACATGGTGTAAATCGCTCGGTTTACGTAGCTGTATAGTTTACCCTCACACGCTAGTTGCTCCGCTTTTTGGGGCTGATTTTCGAGTAATTTTAGAAGTACCTCACTTACTAGATCATCCGCGTTAACTTGGTTTCTGAGTAGAGACAGCGATATTCTACGCCATTCGGGTAGGTGTTTCTTCATCGCTGCATCTAAACAGGCCAAATGTTAAATATTAAATTTTTCTTGTGTGTTGCAATTTTGCAACTACATTTGTCGCAAATATACGCAAGGCCGCTGCGTTTGGCGCGGTCAGTTTTTAACACAAGCGCAAACCAATTAATACATTAGCTATGGAAAGTATTTTAGTAAAGAATCTTAAAGTGGGTTATGGAGTAAACCATAAAGAACACGGATATATTCAGTATCGCGGTTTAGCTACAAAAAACCCTTATACGGATCAGCCGATAATACCTCATAGGTATGTTTTTTGGCTTCCGGTTGATGAAAACGGGAATACGCTGCCTGATCTTGTTTTAACAGACGGGAATGAAGTTGTTGAACTCGTGGACAAAATCGAAAACAGTTTTTAACACCAATACTTAAAACAATGGAATGGATTTCAGTAAACGATAGGTTGCCTACGTTGTTTGATGCAGATGAAAACGGCAAGCTCTGGAGCAGAAGGTTGTCAGATTGGGACAGATCATTTACAAAGATTGACGACAGCAACTACTCACCGTACAACCAAAAAAGATGCGTACACCCATTCGATAAAGTTTATCAAAGCGAAAACGAATGTTATTGCACTGATTGCGGAAAAGATTTTACCACAGACTAAAACAAATGAAGCACCTAACCTATAAAGAACTTTTAGAAGCACCTGCAAGGGTTCAATTTGTTTATACAATGGCTATGGCAAAGCAGCCTGTCGGTTCTCAAATAATTGAGGATGCCATAAAAGAAAGCCCTGAATATTTCCCTGATGAATTAGAACATAGAAGAAAGTGGGCATTGATACCACAACAAGTTCACGATGATTATTGGAAAGAAAGGGAAATATTAAGAACCGAAATGTATAAAGAAATGCCACCATCAAAAGGTATTTTAGGATGGATTAACGACCAAAAAGGATATGAAGAATGGAGTATTGCTTACGAAAAATGTAGGGAAGCAGAAAAACCTTTTGCGGCTGCTTTGCATAAAAAGTTCTATGGTAAATATGGTATCGAATGGAACGGATGGTAGCAGTTACAGCTAACTACCCGCTTTGGATGCAAAAATCATCCAAGTCTACCCACCACACAACACAAAAGAATGAATCCACGACAATCACAACCACTTAACAACACAGAGCAATGACAAAGATCGAAACCATAATTCTTGACTACTACGGCACTCGGAAAGCCTGTGCGGAAGATTTGAAGATCGACCGCGTGACTTTGTACCGTTATCTCAAACGCCCCACATCTATGCCGATGGGCGTACTAAAAAAACTTGCCAAAAAAACCAATACAGACCCATGCGAACTGATATAATCGACTTTACCAAGTACACCATACCCGCAAGGCGCGGAGAGTTTCTAGTTGATCTAATGAAGCTATGCCCCGATCTTGAAAACGACATAATGGAGATCATATCTGCGGGTGTCGTTTCACGGGCTGCAACTTCGCCCACCGTTGCGTTCAAAGATATGTGCCGGATAGTTGGCGCGGTGGTTAACATCCACCATGTAGAAAACTACTCAGGGCGAAAGAGAGAGTTTGTTTTTCCGCGCCAAGTCATAATGTACGCGATGAAAATCCAATACCCTAACTTCGCCTATGCTTCTATCGGGAAACTATTCGCCCATGAATTTGACCATGCGACCGTCATTTTTGCCGTGAACAAGGTCGAAGAACAGGCATCGGTTGACAAGCAATACGCCAACCTAGTTAGGCAGATTCTCGAAGCCCTAGACAGCGCAGGGTATTGCGCGCCACTTGAACATTTTAATATCATAGCAAAATGAGACGAGCCAAACCCCTAACCCCTAACCTAAGAGAACAGGCACGGGCGAACACCGATCAAATGAATATTGCCAAACTTCATCAGTCTAGGCTGGTGAAGTACGCAAAGGCGCTTAAGATAAGCGAATACGATGCAATAGGACGGCTGATCGCGCTGCATCGCTCAGGTGAACCTGTCGCATTTCATATCTCTTCCGTGCTTGGAGTAAATCATTCTGAGTACATTGCGGCACTTGAATCACTTAACGAATCAAAACAATTCATCAGATGAGCAACTATAACGACATTGTACAGGAGATCGCAGACCTCGAAAACGAACTGCTGATATTAACGGCTAAGAGATCCATCCGCCCCAATATGCACGATCAGGCCCGAATGAGGATGATCTTTGCGCGGTTGTTTGAAATCACAGAGGACGAAAAGTATAAAATCTAAAGCAATGGAAAAGACAATTAAAGAATGGTTTGAATCGGTGGCTGACCCTGAGTTGAGACGACAGCTATTGGAGAATTATGATCATGAGTTTATCGGTGATCCGGAGCGCAAATGCGGCAGTTTGTATAATGCGATAGATTACGGATTTGCGTGGTCGCAAGCAAAACACGGAAATATAGACTATTGGCATCAAATAGCTACTGATGCGATTAATGGTAAAATCCCCATGATCGACGAATGGCCCCGCGAACTAACCCCGCAGGAACAAGCGGATTCCGATAGGGCCGCAGAAGCGGCTTTTCGTGCGTGTGCCAAAGAAGTTTCAACACGGGAAGTTGATAAGGCGATTAAACTTTTGAAATCCATCGGCTACCGCATACAGAAACCAGTTACAACCTACGAAGAAGTATGAACTACATCCATCCTACCGCGTTGATCTATCCGGGCGTTGTGCTTGGGGATAACGTCTACATCGGGGCTTACTCAGTTATCGGTTCGCCACCGGAACACCCTGACCTAATTGATCCGCGTGACTTTGAAGGAGCGCGGGTGAATATTGGCGATAACGTCACCATCCGTGAGTTTGTCACCGTGCATTCGGGCGTTGAGTTTGCTACCACAATCAGAGAGGGCAGCTACATAATGGCACATTCGCACATTGGACACGATGCCTACGTCGAAGAGAAATGCGTAATTCATACCGCAGCGATCATCGGAGGGTTCAGCGTGGTCGGAAAGCATTCGCGGGTTGGGCTTAACGCCACCCTGCATCAGCACACCCATATTCCTACGGGCACAATGGTAGGAGCGCAAGCCTTTGTGAAAGGCAAGTGGAACAATATCTTTAGAGTATTGGCCGGAGTTCCTGCGAAGGTGATAGGGGAGAATTGGCGGTTGAGGGAGAAACTTGAAAAACCAAATAACGGGGAGGGCGAGGAATGAAAATCGCCCTAGCAATTCCCTTCCACCTGAACGGACAAAAGGAGAATGAATGTTACAGCCGTGTAATGCGGTATTATGACCGCGTATGCCCGTCAAATGTGGATATTCATATCTGCGGTTCAGAGGGTTCATTCAGCAGGGAGTTTGTGCAATCGCTCGGACTTTCCCGCGCAGTTTACAAAGAAGTGCCGCAGTCGGCTGTCTGCGTCCGCTCTTCCGGTGACGATCATTTAAGAAGAAAATTCAATGACAGCCTCGCAACTTTCGAGCGTACTTACTCATGGTATGCGCTCGCAGGGGCGAATGACATGGTTCCACCATCGGTATTTTACGAACTGGACGTGCAGAGCGAAGGGTTTCCTTCCATGCTTGGGGTTAGTGTGCTAGAGCCGTTAATCATTAACGACATCGTGACGGATGATAAATTCAGGGTTGGGCTTAACTACAAGGTCAAACTGAATCCCGGCATCAATATATTCAGCAAGGCAGGAATGGCGGCCTGCGGATGGAAGCCGTACAAGATGCGAGGCTGCGAGACAGGAGCGGAGGAACTATTTAATCAACTTGGGTATATTATTCCATTGACTGGATTTGTGACCATGCTAAAGGGTAACCGAGACCTGAACACAACCGAGAAAATTAAGCGCGTTCACAGGTCGTTTGAGTTGACAGAAGATGAAACTATTTTAGCAGAATATGACCGATACCTATCACATACCGATTAAGCCGCTGTCAGTTAACGAGGCATGGCGGGGCCGTAGATTTAAGTCTCCAGCATACAAGCGATATGAATCGGTTGTTATGCTATTGCTGCGAGATATTCCGCTGAAGGCATCCCCACCATACAAGATCACACTTGTATTTGGAATGAGTAATGCGCGCTCGGATTGGGACAACCCGATCAAACCTTTTCAAGACATCCTGCAAAAGCGGTACGGTATAGATGACAAGGATATTATGGAAGCGCACGTCTATAAGCAGGTGGTAAAAAAAGGTGAAGAGTTCATAGGTTTTTCCATTGATACTGTATAGAATATGGAAGCGCAGGTTTACAAAGCAGAGTTCAACGAAAAGCAACGGATAGCAATAGACTACCTGTCACCGTCTAATCAGGTGGAAATGCTATTGTATGGTGGTGGCGTGTACTCCGGTAAGACTTGGCTAGGTTGCTATTGGCAGATTGCGCGAAGACTGAAATACCCAAACACACGCGGGTTGATCGGTCGTTATGAGTTAAAGAACCTGCAACTATCTACCATGCGTCGCTTTTGGTACATCTGCGGGGAGATGGGATTGCGCCAGGGGGTTCATTACAAATACAACGGACAATACAACACGATAAGCTGGTATAACGGCAGCGAAACTATTCTCATGGACATGGCCGGCAGTCCGGGCGACGTGGATTTTCACCGGTTTGGATCGCTTGAATTAACCGATTATTTCCTAGATGAAGTAGCTGAAATGAGTTGGAAGGCAGTTGAAATGATAGACAGCCGAACCCGATACAACCTAATTGGTGGCCGGCCAAAAGGCCTAATGAGTTGCAACCCTGCTAAGGGTTGGTTATACAATACCTTTTACAAGCCATACGTTGACGGCACAATGCCGGCACACCGTGCATTCGTTCCGGCACTTCTCAGGGATAATACCATAAAACCTGATCCGGTGTACGAGGCGAAGATTGCGCGCATGAACGAACGCGACCGCAAGCGATTGTTGGAAGGGGATTGGAACTTTGATGAAAGTCCTGATCGCATTTTCGATTACGACGATCTTCTCCGGTGCTTCAGGAATGACGATCTTAAGGGTGAAATGTACCTAACCGGTGACATCGCTCGAATGGGTAAGGATAGAACCGTGCTAGCCTTGTGGCAGGGGTTAACTTTACTTAGAATAGAGATACTCCGGAAGCACAGAGTGGATGAAGTGACCAAGCGGATCAAAGAAATTCAAGCTGAAAAGAACGTGAAGCTGAAGAATATCGTGGTGGATGAAGACGGTGTAGGCGGTGGAGTAGTGGATAACCTTCGCTGCATTGGCTTTATGAACGGATCGCGCGCAAATAAGCCGGACAAGTTTCAAAACCTAAAGGCAGAGTGCTACTTTAAACTTGGGGAAATCGTGGAGCAGGGCAAGTTAGTTCTACCGGTGGAGCATAGAGATGACATTATCAGAGAGCTTGATATGATCCGCAGGAAAAACCCCGATGGGGATCGCAAATTATCGGTTACGAGCAAAGAAGAAATAGCCCGTCAGCATGGGGTAAGCCCCGACTTAGCCGACGCGATAATGATGCGGATGTATTTTGAACTGCATCCGAACTACGGGAAGTACCAATTCGGCTAATTTTTACCACAGCAAACCCGCGTAAATACTAGGAAAGTAAAGATTTAACAATTTTCTTTGTGAGCGTTGCATATTTGCAACATATATTTGTCGGGTCAAACAAACAATACTAGAACAATGAACATTAAAGCAACAACACAGGCACTCTCCGCAAATCAACATTTAATGGTTATCTCAGCCGCTTCAATAGTTGAATACTATTGCAAGGGCTACACAGACAACAAGCGCGATAAATCCTTAGATGGTTATTACTTTAAGTCAGAATTGAGACGCAAATAATCCCACTAATCGCCCCGCCCTGAGATAAAGGCGGGGTTTTGGCGGTAAAAACCAATACACAATGGCAACAATTCAGATCCCAAAAAAAGTAGTCACAGAATCAATCGAGACTATTGAGGTAGAACTTCCGTACTTCGTGAAGTATGGCCCTATTCTGTGGAAAATCATTAGCAAAGATCAGGCTGTTAAGCTGTCCGAGCTGGAAGGCTTCTACGGCATTGAGATGTGCGGAATTAATACGGCCATCTCCTGCGGAACGCCATGCACCCGCGAAGAGTTTGAGGAAGCAGCATCGAAGGTACTCCATAAACTCTCAGGGCTTATCATCAATGACTAACCGAGAAATCAAACGGATTCAGCGAATGGAAATCGCTATTATCCTCATACTTTCAATCACATTCTTAACTTACTTCATCCTATGTTAGAACTTGACAAACTGCAAAAATTCACCGCTCGGTTAAACTCTGAGCCAGCACTTGAAGGAATAGAACCTACTCCGGATAAAAAAGCCGTAACGCTCGTTATCTCCCACGTGGAGATGACACTTGACGAACTCTTTTTCGGCCTTTGGTCAACTGAGAATTTCAAATGGTCAGCCATTGCGAACGAGGTTCAGGGTTCACTTGAACTGGTCGTTACCCATCCAGTAACCGGGCAGACACTCAGAAGGACAGGCGCGGCATCGGTAGTGATAACCGTTGATCGTGTTCCGGACGCAATTAAGGAAAATGCACAGGCGCGTAATGAGTGGGCATTGAACCCAAGCAACAAGAAGCAAAATGCCCTAGACCTAGCCTTTCCGAAACTTAAAGCAGAGTGCCTGAAAAACGCGGCTCAGTCACTTGGTAAAATCTTTGGGCGCGACCTTAACCGCAAGAACAAGGATCAATACAAGCCGTTCAAACTCACTCCTCAGGACACCGGATTAACCGCCCTGCCACCCTCAGCAATGCATAAGATTGAAGAGGCGATCAGTTCAGGCGTGGAAGAGTATGAGATCCTACAATCAATCGAACTCGTTTCCGAACTTATTACACCGGAGCAGCGCGAAAAAATCCAAACCCTCTTAAATTCACGCGCATGATCTCACTTGCATATCTCAGAACCATTGATACGGTATATTGTCCTAACTGCGATACATACCGCCATGAAGACGAACGGCATTGCCCCAACTGCGATGTGAGATGTGAGGCTTGCCTCAATTACTTCAACCGCGACACTTTGCACCCGAACATTCAGACGGCAACTTACTTTTTAAAATTCTGCTGCGATAGCTGCCTGAGAGAAGAGATAGAAGAATTAAATCAACCAACATCAATAATTTAAGACAATGGAAATTCAATTTAACCCGAAAGAAGACAGTGGTAGCTTTTACTGGGAAACAGATTATTATCATCCCGATAATGCATTCACTATGCGGGATTTTTTAGACAACCATTTACCGCCTGATTTTGAAGTGATACTAGATGATGGAAGTTATGCAGAAGTACAACATCACGCCACGGATGCAATTTTCCGTATTGACGCAAAAGGCAACGGAGATTGTTTTCATCACGTGGTTGAGTGGCACGTAATTTCTTAAAAAAAACAATCATCTTCCATACATTTGCCAAAACCAATACAATGAACACAATAATTGAAACGATTAAAAAAGACTTAAACAATGATCGTTTGTTTAGTCTTTTACTTCCAAAAATTCAGCATCAAATTGACAACCATGATCCTAATTATGGAATCTTGTCTCCAATGTACTCTTTGATGCCTTGTTTTTTTGATTATTACAATGTAGATGAATTATCAACAGATCAAATGAATGAGGTGGAAAGAGTAATTAAAATAGTAGACGATGCTTTTGGTGGCGGTTGGTCTGAGTTTTCTCTAAAAATGAGTATTGATAGAGAGTTAAGAACTAATGAAATGATTCGAGAATTGAAGCACGCTAGAAGTATATTATCTGTCTTTGTTAAAGATTAAACCAATACAGCAATGAACTTACACAACGAACTTCAAAGGGAGGTACTAATTGCCTCCGCTCAGAACTCCCGCGCATGGGATAAGGTTAGGTTAGGCCGCTTCACAGGCTCAGGACTGGGCAAACTATTCACCGAACCGAAATCTGTAAAGGACAGGGCAGAGGGTAAGCTATCCATGACGGCCATCACTTACATCGAAGAGAAAGCGATGGAGGTTATCACAGGAGACGCGCAAGGTGAATTTTCAGCCAAAGCTACCGATTGGGGCAACGAATGGGAAGAACACGCGCTCAACAAACTTGCTCAGGCGATTGGATGCCCGGAAGACAAGCTGAAACTCAAACCACCGTTCAAGCTCTATGGTGACTACTCAGGGGCTAGTCCTGACGCTTACATGGAGTACAAGGATATTCAAGTCGGGGCTGAAATCAAATGCCCGTACAACTCCGTAATTCACCTCAGACACTCACGGGTGAAGAACGCAGCAGACCTGAAGGAACACGATGCGGATTACTACTGGCAATGTCAGGCGAATATGTTTTTCCACAAGATACCCCTGTGGCTCTTCGCGTCATTTGATCCACGCCAACCCGAACACCGGATGCTTCACTACGCGGAAATCTATGCCGTGCCTGAGGATCAGGAACTTATGCTTTTGAAACTCGAAAAGGCGGAGAAGATGAAGCAGGAAATCATTAAACAATGGATGACAAAATGAACTACACAGACTTTTTAGAATCAAAAAAGAAGAACCATGTCCTTTCCGGATTTGATTGCGACACGGATCAACTTAACACTCACCTATTCCCATTTCAGCGGTTTATTGTGCATCGCGCTTTGAAGGCTGGAAAGTATGCGATTTTTGCCGATTGTGGTTTAGGTAAAACCCTGATGCAACTTGAATGGGCTAATCAGGTGAACCGACACACCGGAAAGCCCGTGTTAATACTTGCCCCGCTTGCGGTTGCCGGACAGACTATAAACGAGGGCGCAAAGTTTCACATTGACGCTTGCAAATATGACGGCAGCAATTCCCCTATTCAGATCACAAACTATGAGCAAATTGAAAACATAGACACATCTATTTTCTCAGGTGTTGTGCTTGATGAATCTAGTATTCTGAAAAACTTTGAAGGGGCTACAAAGAAGCTGATTATTGATTTGTTTTCTCAGACCCCATATAAGCTAGCGTGTACTGCAACTCCTTCACCTAATGATCCGATGGAACTCGGAAACCATGCTGAATTTTTGGACGTGATGAGCCGGAACGAAATGCTTGCTATGTACTTTGTACACGATGGCGGGGAAACGGCAAAATGGAGATTGAAAGGACACGCTGAGAAATCTTTCTATGAGTTTGTTGGATCGTGGGCTATTATGCTGAATAAGCCTCAGGATATTGGATTTGAGATGGATGGCTACGCGCTGCCTTCGCTTAATATCATTGAGCGTATGATCTCCACTCCCAAGCGGGATAATGGCAGTCTATTTAATGACGCGATTATTTCTGCTACCAACTTTAATCAGGAATTGAGACTTACAAAAAAGGAACGTCTTGCGGAGGTTGTGGAAATCGTAAACTCAAAACCGGATGAAAATTTCATTATTTGGATAAAGCAGAATGAAGAGGGTGAAATGCTAAAATCCATGCTACCGGAAGCGCGGGAGGTAAAAGGAAGTGATTCAAATGAATGGAAGGAAAAGACGCTTCTAGGATTTGCAAAGAACGAATTTAGAATCTTGATTACTAAAACCAAGATAGCCAGCTTCGGGATGAATTACCAAAATTGCCGAAATCAGATTTTTGCTTCTTTAGATTTTTCATTTGAAGGGTTATATCAGGCTATCCGAAGATCATACCGTTTCGGACAAAGCAATGAAGTGAATATTTACCTTATCACAACCGACACCATGAGCAACGTAAAACAATCGATAGATCAGAAACAAAAACAATTTGAAAAAATGCAGGATGCAATGAGCGAAGCAGTAAACGCGAACCTTTCAGGAAATATGATGAGTTCCGCAGATTACGACACCGATCCAGTTAATAACGACTGGTATAGAATTGAGCGCGGTGATTGCGTTCAGTTGATTCAGAAATTAGATAATGAATCTGTTGGATTCTCTATTTTTTCTCCACCGTTTGCCGAGTTGTACACTTACTCTAACCACGTTGAGGACATGGGAAATTCAAAGGACTATAACGAGTTTCTTACTCAGTTTGGATTCTTGGTTAAAGAACTGCACCGCGTCCTGATTTCCGGTAGAAACGTTGCGGTACATTGCATGGATTTACCTATTCAAAAAGGCAAAGAAGGTTTTATCGGATTAAGGGATTTTTCTGGTCTGATATTGAAGGCATTTGAGGACGCTGGATTTGTCTATCACTCCCGTGTGACCATTTGGAAAGATCCGGTAGTTGAGATGCAGAGAACAAAAGCCCTCGGACTACTTCACAAGCAAGTAAAAAAGGACAGCACCATGAGCCGTGTGGGTATTCCTGACTATCTGATGATTTTCAGAAAGGATGGAGAAAGATTAAATCCGGTTACAAACACGGATATTCCGGTAGACTTGTGGCAGAAATACGCTTCTCCGGTGTGGATGGATATTGACTACGGAAATACATTGCAGGGATTCAGAAACGCGCGGGATGAGCGCGATGAAAAACACATTTGCCCTTTGCAACTTGAAACTATTGAACGCGCTATTCACCTTTACACAAACAAAGGAGACGTTGTATTCACTCCGTTCATGGGAATAGGCAGCGAAGTTTATCAGGCCGTTAAAATGGAGCGCAGAGGCGTCGGATTTGAACTGAAAGAATCATATTACCAGCAAGCAAAAAAGAATATAGCATCAGTTGTTGTTGAAAAGACTCAGTCAAGTCTATTCTAAACCTATCTATATTTGCAATGACCACCTGTATGAAGAACTTAATAAACCCCATCGTTACCGCAATACCGAAAGCCTATACAGGCGCGGGTGGTCTATTGTGTGTAGCGGTGGGTTTTATTTTTCCATGACATCCTTCATTATTCATTTGGACAGCTTAAATCTGCTGGACAAACTCTCGGACGAACAAGCCGGACAACTTTTTAAGGCCATCCGAAATTATCAAAATTCGGGTGAATTGCCTTCTGAATTTTGGCTTCAAATTGCTCTTGAACCTTTCGTTAATCAGTTCACCCGTGACGCTCAAAAATATGCTGAAATCAGCGCAAAGCGTTCAGAACTAGGTAGAAAGGGAGGGCTAGCAAAAGCTAGCAATAGCTACCAAAAGCTAGCAAAGCCTAGCAAACCTAGCTATAATGATAGTGATAGTAAGAGTAATAGTGATAGTAAGAATGATAGTAGTAATGCTAACGCATTATCTTCTGAAAAGAAAACTGAAAAAGAAAAGTTGATGCTTCCACATTCATCCGATGAGTTCAAATCTGCATGGGAAAGTTTGCTCACTCAGAAGAAATGGAAGAACAAATCAGACAAAGCCTTGCAAATTGCCCTTAAAAAACTTGGATCAAAGGCCGAAAAGGTCGCGGTTAAGATGATCGAGAACGCAATTCTAGGCGAATGGCAGGGATTATTCGACCTTAAACCACACGAAGAACGGGAAATTTTGGAAGCAGCCGGACAACGATATAAACTTGCGCCTGCGTCAGAAGAGAACGCACCGCCTTACCACAGACAACTAGGAGTTAAATCATAAAAAATAATGCCATGCCTTGCTATCAAGCTGAAGAATCAAACAACGAAGTGCAATCACGCAGAATGGCCGCGCTAGTGGTTATTTTGGATAGGAAAATGGGCTTAAAAACACCCGAAGCTATTATCAGATGGAGTAACGCTACATACGAAAATCATTGCGACATCTTAACCCCTTTACTATGCAGCAGACTTAATGCACTTACGCCCGAACAACTAGATCAAATCGTTTACAACGGCAGGGATAAAGACAGCCGCAGACTAGCCGACTGGTTTGATGAGCATAAAGAATGGGACGCAAAGAGAAGAAACGAAGAGTGATTTGTTTAATTTTGCCAGCCAACCAATACGATGAACAATTTACACGGACTTATCCCACCACACGATCAGGAACTAGAGGAAGTCATATTAGGAGCGATCCTGCTTCAATCTGACACACTTTCTGCCTTAAGTGGTACTTTGATACCTGAAATCTTTTATGTGCCGTCTAATAGGCTTATTTTCGATTCCATCCTGAAACTGAAAAATGAGAACGCGGCCATTGATATTTTGACCGTGACCAAGAAGCTGAG